TTACACATTCTCTATGGTTTTTATATTTGGCTTGAGTTTAATTTGAACTGTATCATCCTGTATACTGTACTCAATAAATTTTTCAATATTGAATGTTAATATTTTGGGGTTTAATTCATAGTCTTTGTATCTTACTGTTACTTTAATGTCTGGAAACACAATATTATCATCTAATAAAATAAATATTGACTGAAAAATATACGAAAATATCATATTTATTTTTTTATCAATGAACAATTGCATGCTTTTACCTGGCATTAGTACAGATTCCGAATTTGTAAAAGATAAAACCTTTTCACATTCTCTTTTTAAAGACCTTTGTCCCTTAGCATTAGTATATTCATATATTGTTTCTACAGAATATTTCTGTTCTGGACCAGAAGTATCTGGTATAAATTTTAATTGCGGGTAGTTGTCTTTTACATTTTTTCCTCCATCATATTCTTCAGCAAGTTCATCCTCATTATTAAATTCATAGTAGTATTCAATATCAAATATCGGCGTAGCTCCCCCATTAATTAATGGAATTGACAAATTTGTAAAATGTCTAATTTCATGAAAGTAATTAGGATCAGAAGCTAACTCTTTACCAGGAACCAAATCAAATGTCTCTTTTTCACTTGATCCAGGAACTATTAATGGTTCTTTCTCTAGCTTTTTTTGTTCTTCTTCATACTTTATCTGTTCATTCATCACAAGATAAGCTCCAATAACTCCAAACAGTGCTCCAATAACCCCACCCCAATAGCCTAACCATCCATCCGAGGAACCATCAAACTTCCATAACTTAGGTAACCACATCAGTAGTGTTCCAATAATTGCGGCACCTAAAAAAAATAAAAAAGCATAAAGAAGAATTTTCTCCTTTTTCACATTAAATCACCTCATAAAAATAGTACCACGAGATACAAAACATTGATAATATTCTTTGTCAAAAAAGCCTTCGCCTAACGTGAGTTCTTTAGATAGTTTCTAACATAAATTATTCTTGAAGATGTTTCATTGCGCTTATTCTGGCTTCTCTGTTTTTTCTTAATCTTTCTTCTTTTTCTTTTAATAAATCTTCTAGCTTCTTTTTCATTGGATTCTCTAATTGTTTTTTCTTGGCCTCTCTATCAGACAGAGACAAGTTTGCTCGTTTCCATTCAATTTTCAAGTAATAATTTAAAAAATCTCGATAAATGATAAACTGATCTTGAAGCTTTATCATATATTCAGAATCCATTCCTTGATTTTGAATTGCTTCTTCAGTAATCAAATCAGCAAATCTAACTACTTTTTGGTTTAAATTATCTTCATCCGGTCCAAACATAATACCCAATTGTATAGCGGATTCTCTTAAATTTTGACGTTTTATATTCAAAAGATCCATGCTGTTAATTTCCGAGTAATTATTTGGATCGAAAAATGTGAGCAGTTCATACGAGCTAGATATAAATGTGGATATTTTTGCACGTGTAATCTGTATCCAATCTATTCTTGCTCTAGCTGTTATATCGGCATCAATCTTTTTCTTGTTCCATTTTCCAGTTTGAATGATTCCAATCAGCGAAATACACGCAGCTAAAGCAGCTAGGAGAGAAGTTGCAATTTGTGGTCCACTCCACCCAGAAGATTTTGTAACATTTTCAAATAAAATTTTTAATTCAGACATTTTATCAGCTTCCTTTTTATTTTATTATACCAAAAAAGGCAGCCGAATTTTCGGCTACCCTCTTGATTAACTTTTTACTATACTAGTATACCTCCCAAATCTTGAATTGCTTGTCGATTTGCTTTAGCAAATTTACGGTTCATTCGATCCAATTCGGATGGATTGTTTGCATCGACTTTGCCAATGTGGATATGCTGTTCAATGCTACCTCCGGAAACTCTTCCGCTGATTCCTTTGCGTTTTTCTTCGTCTGATAGTGGAGTAACTGTGGTTTTTCCATTCTTAGCAGTCAGTAACTCTGGACCAGCTTCACCAACAATCGCTTGTCCATTGATTAAATGACCACCTTGAGCTAAATAAGGTAGTTTAGATATAGAAAATGATTTGCCGCCGATACCAGGAACCCATTTTGGTATTTTGATATTATTCAGTCCACCAATAAATCCATTAATCAAACCAATCATGGCATTGATAGGAGCTTTTCCCACAGCAACAATACCATCGAAAATACCTCCAAAAATATCCACAACACCTTGCCATGCTTTTGACCAATTCCCAGTAAATACTCCTGTTACAAAATCGATAAATCCATTGAAAATTCGTTTTCCAGCATTAAAAAAATTGTTGAAATTTGCTACAATGCCTCCAAAAATATTACTAATAAATCCAACTAAAAAATTGAATTGTTGAACCCAAGAGTCCACTAACATTTTTATAAAAGCATTTACTCCATCACGAAACCATTTAACTTTGTTATAAGCCATAACAATTCCTACAATCAATAAAGTTATTCCTGTAATTACTATAACAAACGGATTCGTTGCAAGAAAACCAGATAAAGTCTGCCAAACACCTATAAAAGATTTAACTCCACCAATAATCTTAGTTACTGATCCCATAAGTGTTCCTAAAATCACTAATAGTGGACCAATTGCGGCTACTATTCCTCCAATAATAACTACCATTTCTTGCGCATCTGGCGATAAGTTTGCAAACCATTCTTGAAATCCTCTCAACCATTTTGTTAAATTTTCAAGACTTGGAGCTAAAGTTCCTAAAATTGTTTGTCCTATATCGTTCAAGATTAAATTAATATTATTCATTGCGACTTTGGCTTGATCTGGTGGATCTTGCATATCGTCAAACGTCCGATCCAAAGCACCACCAGCTTCTTTCAATGCTTTTAGATATTCGCCAACTTCAAAACGACCACCTTTTATGGCATCAGCTAAATCTGGACCTGCTTTTGAACCAAAGGCCTCGATAGCTAATGAAGTAGCAGAAGCAATATCTGGTGCTTCTTTTATTTGTTGCATAACTTTCTTAAATTCTTTACCTGAATCTTTTCCTTCTTTTCCCCAATTAGAAATAGCTTTTTTCATACCAGAGAACGCAATTTCTGTATTAACACCAGCTTTTTCCCATCCGGCAAATAAAGCAATAGCATTTTTAGTATCTATCCCCAATGCTCTCAGTGGCGCACCATATTTTGCTAAATTTTCAGCTAATTTATCAATACTAACTCCTGACTTTTGCCCTGCTACAGTTAAATAATCTAAAACAATGTTGTATTTATCCGCTTCAATTCCTGCATCGCCCATAGCTCTAGTAACTAATTGAATAGCACTTTCTACATCTATTTTATTTACACTGGCAAATTTTAGAAATTCATCAGAAGCCTTTTCTAATTTTTTTCCTGTAAATTCAAGTCTAGTATTTACTTCGCCAACCGCGTTTCCAACATCTTCGAAACTATCAGGAACATTTTCGGCTACATTTCTAAAAGAAACTTGCAAATCTTTCAATTCTTTTCCTGTCGCACCTGTTTTTGCCGTAACAGTATCCATACCTGCGTCTACTTCATCAAATGCTTTAATTGATGCTGCTCCAACGGCAAGTATTGGTGCAGTTACTCCAATAGACAATTTTCCACCGACACCTTTAACTTTTTCGCCAGCTTTTTCAATTTTTTGAAGTTTTTTTGCGGTATCAACGGAAACATTCCCCTGTTCTTTTAATGCATCATTAGTTTGCTTTAATGCAGAACGCAGTTTATTTTCTCCTGTTTTAGATTCCAAAAGTCTTTTATAGAGTTTTTGAGATTGGTCTGAATATTCGCCAGTTTCTTTAACTGATTTTTCATACTCTTCCCTTAACATCTGA